AGAAATGCGCGCCCGCCGTCCGGGGAGGTCAGGAAGAGGTGCGCTCGCGATAGAATTTCAGGGCCAATTCTCGGATGTCGGAAGCTGTCTTGCCGTTTGGCACATAGCCGAAAACCTCATTGTTGCCGCGCTGACCACGAACGCCGACGATTATATTGCAGTCACGCAGCCTCTTGGCAACGCGGCGAGCGTCTGCTTTGCGCGCGAGCATCACGAAGGTTTCCGCGCTTTTAAAAGTTTTGGTCATTTCGATTCTCCCGGTTGACAAGGCAGCATGTAAAGCGGTCGCTTAGCATTGTCAAGCGGTGTTTTCGCCGGTTTGGCGCTTGGCGCCGTGAGTGTGTCCGAACGTTCCCGACCTGATCCTACCTTTTCGAGGCAGGTCGGACACAGAGTTTCTGAGCAATAACAACAACTTACAACTAGTGATCCTACTGTTCCTATCTATTTTATCTATTGTGTACTGGAAACTTGATATATATCTGTATGCTAGCTATAGAGATATGTGAAGGTTGTAGTACGACAAGAGGCAAAAAGATTGGGAACGTGGGAACATTGCTTTTTTATCTAATGTTATCAACGGCGTTTTGTGTCCGACCCCGTTGGGAACAGCTTGGGCACATCGGACACGGAGGATAGGCGCATGGCTGATTTAGGATGGCTCAAGGTTGGTGATGATGGCAAGTGGAGATGGCCGTTCGCTACGCTTCACCCCGGCGATTATTTCAAGGTGGAGCCGACCGATCGAACCGTCGGCCAAGTGCGTAACCTAGCGAACTCGGCCGGCACGAGATTGGGTTGCAGGTTCTCGGTCACGACCGATTCGGATGGCGCGGCGCTGGTCCGGCGAACCAGCGTGCAGGAGGATGAGCGACGCATCGCCGCGCTCGGATGGGACACGTTCGCCAAGTTGATGAAGAAGCTTTACCGGCGCGAGATGGAGGAGATCGCATGGTTTGCGATCGACGATGTGCTCGAGATCGCGGCGCCGCAATGGGGCGGCGAGGAGAAGCGCAAAATCCTCGTTTCAGCCGACAGTCGGCGCTTCGTGATCTCGCTCTATTTCGATGGCTTCAGGATCGAGCGCGTTCGCGACGGCTTGACGCTGGTCGAGTGGATCGAGCTCCAGGAGAAATGCGAGGAATTGTTCGGACCTTGCGAGAAGCAGGGCGCGCTGCTATTTTCCGCGGATGGCGACGAAAGCACTCGAACGTAGACCGGTCGGCAGGCCGCCGATGGTGTATGACGTTGAAATCGCGGTGGAAATCTGTTCGCTGCTGGCTGGCAGCAGTCGCGGATTGATCGAAATATTGAATTCGTCGGCTCGATATCCGAGCTATGAGACGATCATGAAGTGGTTGAATTCTAATGACGAATTCAGCCAAATGTATGCGCAGAGCCGACAGCTTCAGGCCGAGTTCATGGCCGACGAGATCATCGCCATTTCCGATGAAACCGAAGGCGATGCGGTCCTCAAATACGACCGCGACGGCAGGCCGTTCGCCGCCTTCGACGGCCGCAACGTCCAGCGCGCCAAGCTGATGACCGACAACCGCCGCTGGCTGATGTCGAAGATGCACGCGGCCAAGTATGGCGACAAGCTCGATGTCACCAGCGATGGCAAGGCGCTGCCGGCCGCGGTGAACAGCGTCACGATCGAGGCCAAGGTGGAGACGCTGATGCTGATAGCCGCCAGGCGCCGGGCCGCGGCCGCGCTGTTCGACGATTCGCCAGAGGAAGAGGGGTAGGGGCCTTCGGGGATCGACTTCGGGGGCCTCTCCCCCGGTCGTTTGCGAAAACCACTACGTCTAGAAATTCGAATCCCATTACCGACAGCGACCCGCCCCTTGCTTTCTGCAAAAACTCAACCTAGAAAAATATCAGCTCTGCCGGCAGGCGCCTTGTTCCGGAGACTTGTGTCGGCAGAGTCGCCCTCATCTTCCCAAACCCGCCCCCCTTCGATATATCCCGCCTCATGGCGAAAAATTCCGGCTCCGCGGCGTGAGCACCTACACCGACCTCGAACCATATCTCACCGACGCGGAGAAGGCCGAGCTCGCCCGGCTGATCGCGTCGGACACCCGCCTGTTCCTTCCCACCCCGGGCCCGCAGATGATGGCCGCGACCAGCGAGGCCGACATCGTCGGCTACGGCGGCGCCGCGGGCGGCGGCAAGACCATGCTCATTTCCGGGCTCGCTTTGACCGAGCACAAGCGCAGCGCGATCTTTCGACAGCACAAGAACCAGACCCAGAAGTTCGTTCAGGACTTCGGGCTCATCCTCGGCGATTCCAGCGGCTATTCGTCCCAGAACAGCCAGTGGCGCTACGACGGCCGGCTGGTCGAGTTCGGCGGGCTCGAGGATCCGGTCGACCATCAGAAGTGGCAGGGCCGCGACCACGATCTCAAGGCCTATGACGAAGCCACCCAGATGCGCGAGTTCGACGTCCGCTACACGATGGGCTGGTGCCGCTCGGCCGATCCCGACCAGCGCTGCCGGATCGTCCTGACCTTCAATCCGCCGACCACGGCGGAGGGGCGCTGGGTGATCCGCTTTTTCGCCCCCTGGCTCGACCCCGCCCACCCCAATCCGGCGAAGGACGGCGACCTGCGCTGGTTTACCACTCTTGACGGCAACGAGGATTTCGAGGTGCCCGACGGCCGGCCCTTCGTCCGGGTGCCCGACAATGCCGAAGGCGAGCGCGTTTACGAGTTCGACGCCAAGGCGGTGCGGCCGGAGAACATCTACCGGCCGATGTCGAGGACGTTCATCACCGCCCGCGTCTCCGACAACCCCTATTACATGGCGACCGGCTATGTGAAGCAGCTCCAGAATTTGCCCGAGCCGCTGCGCTCGCAGATGCTCCACGGCGACTTCATGGCCGGCGTCGAGGACGACGCCCGGCAGCTCATCCCGACGAGCTGGATCGAGGCCAGCTTCGAGCGCTACCGGCAGCTGATCGCGAAGGCCGATTTCAGGCTCGGCCCGATGGACAGCCTCGGCGTCGACGCCGCCCGCGGCGGCAACATGGGCGGCACCACCGGCATGGGCGGCAAGGATAAGATGGTGATCTCGCCCCGGCATGGGCTCGTCTTTCCGCCGCAGGTCGTGATTCCCGGCGTCGACGTCAACACCGGCAACCTCGCCGCGGCGCAGGTCATCGCCCGGCGCCGCGACGACGCGCCCGTCCATCTCGACATCATCGGCGTCGGCACGAGCGTCGGCGACAGCCTCGCCGAGAACCACGTCCATGTCGTCCAGGTCAACGGCACCGCCAAGAGCTTCGGCATGGACCGCTCGAACCTGCTCCGCTTCTTCAACAAGCGCGCCGAAATCCACTGGCGGATGCGCGAGGCGCTCGATCCGGCCAATCCCGACGCGATCGCGCTCGCCCCCGATCCGGAGCTGCTCGCCGACCTCGCCGCGCCGACCTGGAGCCTCACTCCGACCGGCATCAAGATCGAGTCGAAGGATGAGATCAAGGCCCGCATCCACCGCTCGCCGGACAAGGGCGAGAGCGCGATGTACGCCAACATTCAGACGCCGAAGAGAAAAATGGGCATTGTGGGGTATGCAGGTGTCGCGCTTAATGATACTGCCAGCTATGAGGAAAAGAGACTTCAGGAGCTGACATGAAACTAATACCGAGGTTGGAAGGTCGAAAATTCAATAGGCTTACCGTGTTCTTTCAAACAACCAACAATAAAAGAGGAGAAGGCCGTTGGTGCTGTCAGTGTGAGTGCAGAGAAACCGTGCTGGTAACAACCAATAAATTGCTCTCTGGGCATACTCAGTCCTGTGGCTGCTTGCAAAGAGAAAAAGCGGGAGAATTTTGTTGGAGCCGCCGTCAGCATGGCGGCACAGGAACATCCTTATATCGGATATGGGCGGGAATCAGAACACGCTGCAATAATCCCAACATTAAGCAATACAAGGATTATGGTGGTCGAGGCATCAAGGTTTGTGCGCGCTGGGTTAGTTTCGAAAATTTTCGGGCGGACATGGGCGAGCGCCCTCCCGGCATGACGATTGACAGAATTAACAATGACGGCGATTATGAGCCAGAAAACTGTCGTTGGGCTTCGCGCAAGGAGCCCT